TATGCCAACCGCAACGGCAATGGCAACGAGGCCAGCGGCGACGGCTACGCCTATCGCGGGCGCGGCCCGATGAAGCACACCGGGCGCGGCAACTATCGCCACATCGGCCAGCTGATCGGCCAGCCGCTGGAAGAGATGCCCGCCCTGCTGATTGAGCCGGAAATCGGCGCCATGGCAGCGGCGGCGTTCTGGCACGACAACCGCCTCAACGCCTTTGCCGATCAGCGCGACGTGTTGGCTGTCAGTCGCGTGGTCAACCTGGGCAACGCCCGCAGCCGCGCGACGCCGAACGGCATGGCTGACCGCACGGCCCGCACCACCCGCGCCCTGGCCGCGCTGGGCGCACGCTGATGCTCTACCGCGCCCTCGCCCTGGCCGCCCTGGTAGCGGCAACCGCCGGCCTCTTCAGCTGCCAGCAGGCGCGCGTGAGCCATGCCACGGCGGCGCTGGACAGCGCCACCCGCGACCTGGCCAGTGCCAACGCGGAGAAGAAGGATCTGGCCAGCAAGCTGGAACTGGCACAAAGCACCACCCGTGTCGTGACTGAGTACGTGGACCGCGTGCAGGTAGTCCATGAGCGCGGCGCCACCATCACCAAAGAGGTTCCCGTCTATGTCACCCCGAACGCTGATGCCGCTTGCTCTGTGCCTGTTGGCTTCGTGCAGCTCCACGACGCCGCTGCGGCAGGCATCCCCCCCGCCGGATCTGCCGGCGATCCTGATGCGCCCGCTACCGGCGTTACGCTCTCTGCCGTCGCCGAAACCACCGCCGGCAACTACAGCCAGTACCACGCAGCCGCCGAGCAGGTGACTGCGCTGCAGCAGCTAGCCATCCAGCTGCACAGCGCGCTGGCCGAGTGCGCCCGCCGATGAAAAAGCCCCAACTGCTGCGCCAGCACCTGGTCGCGGCAATGCCAGCGCTCGCCTCCGACCCCGAACGCCTGCTGGTGTTCGTGGACGACGGCGGGCTGGTGGCCAGCTTCACAGCCGGCCTCTCCTTCCAGTATCGCTACATCCTCGAACTGGTCCTGCGCGACTTCAGCGGCGCCCCGGAGGCCGTGATGGTGCCGCTGCTGCAGTGGCTCACGCGGCACCAGCCGGATCTGCTGGCGAACCCAGAGAACCGGGAGAAGCTGACGTTTGAGGTGGACGTGCTCAGCGACACCCTGGTCGATCTGGCCATCAGGCTGCCGTTGACCGAGCGCGTGCGTGTTGCGCAGGACGATGCCGGCGCGTTCCAGCTGCAGTACCTGCCCGAGCCGCCGCCCGAATGGGAACACCGACACAGCCTCGCCGGCGGCACGCTGCTGCTCGACGGTGAGGTACTGGCCACCCTGCCGGCGATCACCGAATGACCGAGGATCTACAGCGCCTTGAGACGTGGGTGGCGCCACTGCTGCAGCGCCTCAAGCCCGCCGAACGCAGCCGCCTGGCACGCAAGGTCGGCACGGCCGTTCGCCGCTCGCAGCAGAAGCGCGTCGCACGGCAGCAGAATCCCGATGGCTCCCGCTTCGCTGCACGGCGCAATGCCGCACCTCGCCGCGCCAAGGCCGGCCGCATCAAACGCGGAGTCATGTTCGGAAAGATCCGACAGGCAAAACACCTGCGTGTGCGTGCGAGCGCCAGCGAGGCATCGGTAGGGTTCACCGGGCGCGTCTCACGCATCGCCCGAATCCATCAAGAAGGCCGCACCGATACAGTGAGCAAGGATGGCCCCCGCGTCACCTACGCGCGGCGCGTGCTGCTTGGCTTCACCGATTCGGACGAACAGCTGATGCGTGAGCTGATCCTCGATCACCTGCACAGCATCTAGCGTAAGCGGCCGCACTACACGTCGCATTCCACGGCCTCGCGCACGCGCGATGGGAATCTGGACCGGACCCATCAGCCGGTGCATCCGTGTCCTCTTTTACCGCCATCGAAGTCGATAAACTCCCGGCGCCTGACATCTTCAAGCAGCGCACGTTCGAGGAAATCTACGCTGCGCGCCTGGCCGAGTTCCGCCGTCTCTGCCCTGAGTACACCGCCCTGGTCGAATCGGATCCGGTCATCAAGCTGCTGCAGGCCGGCGCGTACAGAGAGATGGTCAAGGATGAGGAATTCAATCAGCGCGCTCGCGGCCTGCTGCTGCCCTATTCCAAAGGCGCAGATCTGGACACCCTCGCTGTGCCGTTCGGCGTGCAGCGCAAGCTGCTGACGCCGGCAGATCCGAAGACCAACACCCCGGCCATCTACGAGAACGACACCGCGTTTCGCCGCCGCATCCAGCTGGCACCGGATAGCCTGTCGGTAGCCGGCCCCGAGGGCGCCTACATCTTCCACACGCTCTCGGCGCATCCGGACGTGCTCGATGCGAGCGTGGCCAGCCCTTCGCCCGGCAAGGTGGTGGTCACGGTCCTGTCGAGGCAGGGCAACGGCACGCCGTCGGCGGATCTGCTCAAGACCGTCGAGGCGGCGCTGCTCAACGACAACGTGCGCCCCTTGACCGACTACGTGACTGTTGCCCCAGCCACCGTGAAGCCGTTCGAGATCCGGGCGCGGCTGGTCACGTTCAACGGTCCAGACAGCGCCCTGGTGCTGGCCGAGGCGCGCCGCCGGGTCACCCAGTTCCTGCAGCAGACCCAGCGCCTGGGGCGCGATGTGCCGCTGTCGGCGCTTTACTCGGCCTTGCATGTCGATGGCGTCCATCGCGTGCAGTTGCAGGCGCCCACGGCGGATCTGCCGGTGGACCCGCAGTCGGCGCCGTTCTGCACCAGCGTGCTGATCGAGCACGGAGGCACCGATGCCTGACACCCGTTCCCTGCTCCCGCCGAACTCGACGCCGCTGGAGCGCGCGGTAGAGCGTGCCGACGCCCAGCTGCCGGCCGCTCCCATGATTCACGACACGGTCTGGAATCCGTGGAACTGCCCGGCCGAGTTCCTGCCGTTTCTCGCGTGGAGCGTGTCCGTGGACACGTGGGACAGCAACTGGCCCGAGCGTATCAAGCGCGCCCGCATCGCCAGTTCCTTCCAGATCCAGCGGCACAAGGGCACCGCCCAGAGCATCGCCGACCTGGTGGCCAGCTTCGGGGGCCAGGTCCAGATCCGCGAGTGGTGGCAGTCCACGCCACAGGGTCAGCCGCACACCTTCGAACTGTTTCTAACCATCAGCGGCGACGGCGGCCAGGACTCATCGGCCGAGTTCGTCCACCAGATCGTGGACGCCGTGAACCGCACCAAGCCCGTGCGCTCGCACTTCACATTCACCCAAGGCATTCAGGCCGACAGCCAAGTCGGAACCGTCGCAGGTGCCCAAGCGGCGGTCTACCGCCGCCTGACGATGACCGGAGATTGACCCCCACATGCGCATGAAGATCACCACCGCAGGCCGCGCCAAGCTGGTCAACGACCCCAACACCGGCACCAACACGGTGCTGATTTCCCACATCGGCCTCACTGCCACGGGCTTCACGCCGACTGCGGCAATGACGCAGCTGCCGGGCGAGTTCAAGCGAATGACCAGTTTTGGCGGCAAGTCGGTCGCCGCCGATACGATCCACGTCACGCTGCAGGACAGCGGCGCGGAGAAGTACACGCTGCGTGGCTTCGGCCTGTACCTGTCCGATGGAACGCTTTTCGCCGTCTACGGCCAAGCCGACGCGATCATGGAGAAGGCCAGCATCTCCACGCTGCTGCTGTCGGCCGATGTGGTGTTCGCCGATATCGACACCGCGCAGATCAAGTTCGGCAGCACGGAGTTCCTGAACCCCCCGGCCACCACCGAGGTAGCCGGTGTGTTGGAGCTTGCCACCGACACCGAAACCGCCACGGGCAGCGACACTACCCGAGGCGTTACGCCGCGCGGCTTGAAGGCCACGCTCGACGGCCGCCTCGGCGCCGGTGCCCCTACCCCGTTTGTCAAAACGCTGCTCGCCTTGGCGACGGCAGCGGCTATCCGTACCAGCCTGGAGTTGAAGGGCGCCGCCCTGAAGGACATGGGCCATGGCAAGGGCTTGGACGCGGACACGCTCGATGGCCTGCACGCGTCCGACTTCCCACAGGTCGGGGAGGTCCAGACCTCGTACCCGATTGCCACGAACAACTCGCAGAAGCGCTGGATCAAGCTGGGCACGCTCATGTGGTCCGGCAGCGGCGCGAGCATCCTGATGCTTGAGGTCACCTGCGGCGGTATTGGCGGACGCCGCTTCGTGACCGACTTCGTATCAGCGTCGGCGCGCGGATACGACACCTGGCTCACTGCGCTCACGCCGGCGCATGCAGACGCGATGGTCTACCAAGCACGGCTGGGGGCCACTGACGCCCTCAACGACGGCGCGCGCTTCGGGCTGGTCCTGATGCGGAACAGCGCCGGGGATTCGACCGGCGTCGAACTGTGGATGATGCAGGGCATCTACAACCACGGTCATCGCGTGCGTCCGGTGAATGTGTCCAACACCACCTACCACGGCGTAAAGGAGTTCCTGACCGCCGAGCCGGCAGGGATTGTCTACGCCACAGTCGAGCCGGTTGCCTCTGCATCGGATCTGCGTCGTCTCGTGGAATCCACGGAGAGCCGCTGGGGGCGCCGCCAGACCTTTGCGATGGGGCTGACCCTGCCCAGCGAGCAGAGCATCGACCTGGGCGCGTCCGGGGGCACCCTGCGCGGTACTGACACGGGCAGTGTCGTGATGGCTGCAGGTGCCGGCGAAACGGGAGGTTTCGTCTACCTGCGTCCGAACGGCACCAGCAGTGCCGCTGGCCAACTGGTCGTCTACAAAAACGGTTCGGTCGAGATGGTGTCGGCGCGCGTCGGCGTGGGTGGCGGTACCGCAGACGGCAGTGTGCTGCTGGAATTCAACTCCCATCGCCCGTGGCAGTTCCGGCAGCTGGGCAAGGATGGCGACACCGCACTGGA